ACGATTTTGATGTCTTCTTTTTGACTTGCCGATCTAGGAATCGCAGTCCTGTTATCAATGTAAATTACTTCACCTGATTTAGTATTGAATTCTGCTGATGAAATACCAGAACTAAAACTCATACCAAGTTGATATACTTTATTATTTATTGAGGTACTAACACCGTTATAGTTAGTATCAACAGAGAGAAGTGAACCAACCACAGATGAACCTTGAATGGTAACTCCATATCCAGTGTCAGGATTTGAAGTAAACGGAATAATCTTATATCCAGTTTCACTAGATGCAAGACCCATTGGTTGATAATATTTCAACACTCCAGTAACTTTATCCCATGCTGCTACATATCCAACCGCAGTTGATCCTAAACCAACTGTTTGTGTAATTTCAGAGTCAACAGCGTAGGTTGTTGCTGTAGTGACCCCAGTTAATTTCAATGCTTTCAGTCCACTCACCATTGCGGTATCTAGTAATTCTGTACTACTACCAAACACGGTGGGGTTTTTTATTAGTCCAACCCTAGCAAAGTCATTGCCTTCAATTATGTCGGGGTTAGTTTCTAGTGTCTCAAATCTGGAATATAGTAATGCTCTGTATGCTCCTAATTCTCTGTAGATGTCATATCCATGTCCACCTTTAGGTGGGATAATCACACTGAACCCAGCAACAGATGTAGTTCCTATTCCTGTATTGGTAAGGTTAGCAAGAACACCCCCAGACTCACTGCCAGGAGCGCCTGGAAAGAATTGTATAGATCCGTGGGTATATCCTTCTCCTCCATCAGTAACAAATACCTCAGATACCTTTCCGAAAGAATCAATCGTAATTGTTGCCTTTCCGCCTGCTCCATCTCCGAGAATCGGAACATTAGCAAAAGATGTAGAGATCGGTTGATAGTTAGAGCCTCTATCATTAACAACAACAACTTCGATCTTTCCATCTATAGCATTAGCCTTTGTTGCAACAGTCTCGCCTTCGTTGCCCCAGTTTTCGGGCACTGGTATGTATTCAATAGAGTCAAACTTAACGATTTCGGATGGCTTAATCGTATAAAGGTATTTCCAAACGTAACCATCGCCACTAGTGCCAGCTGCCCTTGGTTCAAGGTCAACAAATGTGGGTTGGTCATATGAAGGCCTACCCTTTGAGTTTTCAGGGTCTGATCCATTTTGTAGACAGATGTAAACTTTCAAGTCTTCATTCACTATGTAGTAATTTGAATCATACAAACTTCCCTGACTAGTAATAGGTGTGAGATTGTAGATATTATAGTCGTGTCTGTACATCTCATAAGTTGTACCAGCAACCCAACTAACTTTCCTGACAAGTCTGCGAACATCCTTATCAGTTACCTTTTTCATAGCAATGATAGATTCTTTTATTGAATACTCCTCTTCAAATCCATCTAGAGGAGAGGGAGTATCAGTTGCCCATGTGGCAGTACCACCCGCCTTTGGTTCTATGGAATTGGGTAATCCCATAAAAGCGTAGTATTTGTTAACAGTAGATCCGACTCCGACAAAACTTTTAACAAAGGTCTCGGCATTTAAAATTCTAAACTGTTCGGATATTATGGCAGGCATTTTAAAAAACTAGTCTTTTTGTTTTATTTAGTGGTTAAGTTAATGGTTTGGTTCTGGAAACCACGGCAGCAGTAGATAATCCTACGTTTCCGTTCATAGTATTGACTAAGAAATTAGTTGGATTACCAGCACCACGATTCTGATAACCAAAGAATTTACCCCAACTGTATTTACCCCAGAAGGTATCCATGTTTGATGTTACACCAAGACCAACTTGGATTGTATTATTTCCATAAGGTGTTGGGCCAGGTAAGAAAGCACATGTAACAGTAGCAAGTCCAGAGATTGCATCACCAACAGTCACTTCTTCTACTCTGAATACACCACCAAGATAATCACCAGAAGTTACCATACCGACAGGTTGATTTGAACCACTTGAGGTTGTAATACCAGTCAGTGCATGGCCAACAACTAAAGAACTATCATAGATGGTGAAGAAATCACCTTTCTGAAGTCCAGTATATTCAACTCCTAGTGCGTTCAAGGAAGAATAACCATAACCTAAGTTTGAGTTATCGTTATACTGTGACTTGAGTGTAAATGCTAATCTAGGTAGTACACCAGCAGTGCCAGGTAGCCATGTATTTATTCCTACAATATCACCAAAGTCTCCGACTGCGTTGACCGAGAATATATCTTCTTTCTTAGTCCTATCTGCTTCGACTATTACTGGAGGATTACTACCCACTTCATAACCAAATCCACCATCAGTGATACTAACACTTGTGATAACACCAGCAGTCACAGATGCAGTTGCAGTCGCTCTATTGATTACTGGATCTGCATAGAAAGTAGTTGTTCCTGATCCAACTGTGATAACTCTTCTACTTGAGAAATCGCCGTATGGAGTATCCACTAAGTCACGAATCTGATTAGGATGACTTATGGTTCTTAGGTTCCAATTAGCAAGATCAAATGAGTAGTATAGTTGACCTACTGTAGAAATACCAATATACAAGTTATCAAAGAACTTAATCTTAGCAAAGTCAAATGTAGCAGGGTGTTGTGTTCCAGCTGGTAACTGTTGACTCCAAGGTTGCCAGAAGTTCTTATTGGTTGAAATACCAATCGTACCACTATCACCAACAACAATGAATCTATTACCGTCATAGATGATATCATTCAAGTCAAAGTTAGTGTTACTTGTTTTATCTCCCCATCCCGTTCCATCAGTGGAAGCAAGGATAACACCACCATTACCAACTGCAATGAACTCCGACTGACCATAACATACTGCATTTAGTTGTTGGAAAGTTCCTGAGTATTGACTGAACGCAGCTGCTGTTGTAAGACCTACAGCAGTAAAGATTGATCCACCAGCACCAACAGAAACCCATGTATTTCTAGTTCCTTCCCAGATAGTGTCTTGGAAGTTACCTTCGTATGTACTGTCTAGTGTTTGAACTTGACCGATAGCAGGTATTTGTCTCTGTTCTAGTAGATCTATTGCAGTCCATGTACTGATACTGTTACCAATCGAAACTGCTCTTGCCATAGATCCAAAGTCACCAACTGCCATGATATGAACATCAGATGTTCCACTGTTACCAACACCAACTCCGTTGAATGTTATAGTTCCACCAAATCCAATTCTACCTCTTTCCCAGAATGTTCCACTCTTAGTATTGATGTAGAAACTACTTGCACCAACAGCAACATATGGATCTTCCTTTGTAATCGCTCTGAACTCTACCGCTGATGTAATACCAGTAATTGCATCGAACTCCCATGCAGATATTGGATCTTTACGTCCTATCAATGCACTTGATATTGCAACAGTAGGATTAGTTAGATTTGCATATCCAGTTCCACCATCACTTATAGTCAAAGATGAAATACTGGATGATGTGGAAACTAGAGATGTTATGATTCCAGGCTGAATAGTCAAGTCCTCAAATATTTGGATATTTCTTTCAGACTGTATTAATTTGTCTATAGCATTGAATACTGGGAAAGCATTATTGACATAGAAACTATCGTCTAGTTGACCAACATTTTTAATGATTCTGGTTGTTGGTAGAACTCTACTCTTCAATGCTGGTCTAGACTTAGGAATTAGAACACCAGAAAGAACTTGATCTTTTCTCTGTTTCTCCCATGAAAGAGGTCTTTCTGCATCCTGAGCAGTGTTGACTCCAATACTGTTGTAAGAGAATGTTTCTAATACATCAGAAGCAACAATTCTCTTAGTTGTTCTATCAAACTGATCTGTGTCAAGTGGATCAAGTCTATTTTCATTAATCCTTACAATATCACCAGGCTTGACTGATGCTACTGGTTCTACAGTTTCGACATCTCTCTTAGATCCTCTGAAGTAAAATACAGAACATTTAGAGTTAGCCTTAGGTGCTTCAGTAAAGATTACTCTACTACCTTTGAATGTGTAAGATGAAATTGGAGTCTGTAAAATGTCATTGATGTAGATAAAGATATTGTTACTAATATCCATATCACTACCAGGCAAAGTCTTAAGACTTAGAATCTCTGTTACACCACTAGTTGTTACAGATAAAGTAAACTTCTTACGAATATCATTAAAGAATGGTGCTATATCATCAAACAAGATGAACTGGCCTGGATAGAATCCAGAGAATTTGTCGTTCTCAAGTTCTTGAACTTTCAATGTAAATTCTGTATTGACACCTACTCTTGGGTCTGTAGCAATACCGCTGACTGTGAGTACATCATCAACCTTGTAAGCAATTCCTTCTTCAGTAAGGTTAAACTCACTAATATTACCATCTACATTGATGCGGAAATCAACTACTGCATCTGTTCCAAGACCAGTAGAACCAGAAACATATTCTAGACCAGTATTGAAGTATGGATTTGGAGCAGCAATGTCAAGGTAAACTGGTTTATCCAATCTACCACCTCTCTTGAAGAGAGCTTTTTCTGTAGTAACACCAGCGTTGATTCTGAATCTGGCAGCATCTAATTTCTCTATTACATCAAATCCAGAGAATCCTTTTTCGATAGATGATGCAATTCTCTTACCTTGTTGTGAAATTCCAGCTCTAGCATAGTTGTGATCCACAGTTGAAATACCAACATTGACAACATATGTCTTACTGTCAATAATCTTATCAACAAATGTACCACCAGCAGCAAAGTCTTGGCCACTGAGTGAGTTATTTCTAAGTCTAGGAGCAAGTATGACACCTTGAATTTTACCACCAGAATTGTAGAAACTAGGTGTGGTAGATGGTCCTACCTGAGTTTCAATCTGTGTGTTACTTATAACTCTAGTAATTAGAGATCCATTATAGTAAGGATCTCC